ATGCTTTCGACCGAATCTTGAAGGAGTGGTAAATGGCCGGACAATCGCGCACACTCAAACTCTCGATTCTTGCTGATGTAGATCAACTCAAGAAATCGCTGGCTCAGGCCAATGGAGACGTTGATGATTCTTCTTCAAAGATGGGCGAATTTAGCAAAAAGGCAGGATTGGCTTTCGCGGCTGCTGGCGCTGCTGCTGCTGCTTATGCAGTCACGTTGGCAGTCGATGGCGTCAAAGCGGCGATTCAAGATGAAGCGGCACAGGTCAAATTAGCCAACGCTCTAAAGAATGCAACGGGTGCGACAGAAGCACAAATCAAGGCGACCGAAGATCAGATTCTCAAGATGTCTCTGGCAACTGGCGTTGGCGACGAAAAGTTAAGGCCGGCCTTGCAGCGCATCGCGCTATCCACTAACGATTTAAGCAAGGCTCAGGATCTTCTTTCACTTGCGTTAGATGTCTCAACATCAACGGGTAAGCCGCTCGAAGCCGTCGCTAATGCAATCGGTAAAGCATATGACGGCAATACTGCCGCTCTTGGAAAACTAGGCATCGGATTATCTTCTGCCGAATTGAAAACAATGTCATTCACGGACGTCCAGTCAAAACTCACGGATCTCTTCGGTGGAGCAGCTGCGGCCAATGCTGAAACATACGCTGGACGCCTGGAGCGATTGAAAGTCACATTCGATGAAGCAAAAGAGACTATCGGATACAAATTGCTTCCAATCATTCAGCAGCTAGTGGAATTCATTGTGAACAAGGTTGTTCCGGCGCTTGGTTCATTCGCTGACTTCTTTAAGCCAATCACTGACGCAATCGAAAAGAACAAAGACACATTCTTGACATTCATTGAATTCATTCAAAAGTATGTCGTGCCGGTTCTTGTTACAGTCTTGGGCGGAGCCTTCAAGGTTGTCGGCGAAATCGCTGGCGGAATCATCAACGTCATCGGAGCGGTCATCTCTGGTTTGAACGCATTGATCTCTGGAGCCGTCGCTGGAATCAATGCGCTCATTCGTGTCTACAACTCAATTCCATTTTTACCTAACGTCTCACAGATTTCTGCTCCATCAATTAGCGTTCCAAGCGTTAGCATTCCGAAGAGTCCGTCGGCCACAATCACAGTTCCAACTATCACAGTGCCAACAGTTTCGGCATCGGCTGGGACTGGATCTACAACAACTTCTGGCGGAGGAGTTTCATCAGCTGCTATGGGTGCAGTTATGGCCGGCGGAGGATTTACAGATTCTCAGAATGCGGCTCGTTTAGCTGCTGCTGGCGGTGGAGGTTTCACTGACTCTCAAAACGCTGCACGAATCAGCATCACAGTCAATGGAGCAATCGATGCAGAAGGTACGGCTCGAACAATCGTGAACACACTCAATGATTCTTACTATCGCGGCACAGGTGGCGGCGGTAATCTGGTCGCTCTTTAATGACAAACTGGAGTCCAGTCTGGCGCGTAACTATTGAAGGCGTCGTTGTCACAAATACAGTCTTAGCCAATCTTTCAATTTCATCAGGGCGCACAAATATCTACACACAGGCTCAAGCCGGCTATTGCACAGTTAATCTCATCAATCTTGACCAGGGAGCAATTCCGGCCAAGATCAATGATACAGTTACAATTGAGGTCAAGAACACTGCTGGGACATACGTGGCAATCTTCGGCGGTTCAGTCGTTGATGTGACAGTGGCCGTCTCACAGGTCGGCTCAGTAGCAATTACTCAAGAGGTCACAATCACGGCTCTAGGAGCCTTAGCACGGCTTCAAAAGGCACTTACAAACGGCGTTTTGACTCAGGATTACGATGGCAATCAGATCTATACAATCCTTGAGGATTTACTGGTCAATAATTGGTCAGAGGTTCCGGCTGCCATGACTTGGGCGACTTACTTGCCGGCAACGGCCACCTGGGCTACTGCCGAAAATACAGGTTTAGGCGAGATTGATACTCCGGGCGATTATCTCCTTGCCAATCGTGGATCTAGTAAGACAATCACGTGGGACTTGGTTGCAGCTCTTGCTACTTCCGGACTGGGCTATATCTACGAAAACGCTCAGGGGCAGATTTGCTATGCCGACTCAACTCATAGATCTCAGTATTTAGCAGCTAACGGATACACAGAACTTTCGGCCAATGATGCTCTTGGGCGTGGAATCAAGATTCAGACAAAGGCTGGCGATATTCGCAACGACATCAACCTGGTCTATTCAGCCGGCAACGTGACGGCAACAGACGCGGATTCAATCGCTACCTATGGCGACCTTGCTCAACAGATTACGACGTCAATCAAGAACTCTGGCGATGCAACAACTCAGGCAAATTTCTATCTAACACTAAGATCAACGCCTCAGCCATTTTTGGAATCAATTACTTTTGCACTGACAAATCCAGAGTTAGACGATGCAGACAGAAACGCTCTTATCAACGTATTTATGGGTCAGCCGGTGTCACTGGCAAATCTGCCGGCCAATATGCAGTCAGGAAACTTCTTAGGCTTTGTCGAGGGCTGGCGATTCCAGGCCTCTTACAACGAACTTTCGGTTACTCTCATCATGTCTCCACTGCCATTCTCACTCCAGTCGATGGCGTGGCAAGATGTGAGTGTCTTGGAAAAATTCAATACTCTATCTGGCACACTTGACTATGCACACGCGTTAGTCGTGAATTAAGGAGAAACGATGGCAAATCCAACAACAAACTTCGGCTGGGTGATGCCGACCAGTACGTCTCTGGTTACGAATCTTCCGGCTGATTTCAACACATTCGGCCAGGGCGTAGATACATCAATGCAATATCTGCTCGGTGGTACAACCGGTCAAGTCTTATCAAAGACATCTGGAACAAATATGGCTTTTACGTGGGTCACTCCTACGGATCAAACACCGCTTACAACTAAGGGCGATTTATTCACTTTTACAACAGTGGACGCTCGCTTAGGCGTAGGCACAAATGGCTACGTGTTGAGCGCCGATTCTGCACAAACTACTGGACTAAATTGGATTGATTCAGCTGCAAGCACACAAACTTTAACTAATAAAACTTTGACGTCGCCAGTAATAAACAATCCTGTAATTTCATCAACTTACACTGCTAAGACTGCCTCTTATACTTTTGCAAGTGGAGATCAAGGCAACATTTTCTCGATGAATAACGCTGCAACTCAGCAATTTAGCATTCCAACAGATGCAACTTTTAATTTCGCTATTGGTACAGAGATTAACGTGTTCTGGATTACTGGTGCAGGTCAGCCAACAATCGGCGCGGTTACACCTGGAACAACGACAGTTATTTCAACAGGTGCAACAAGTGCCACACCTAAATTGCGTGTTGCTAATTCTGGTGCGACTTGTAAAAAACTAGCTGCTAATTCTTGGATTGTGTTTGGAGATATTTCATAATGACACCGATGTTAGGAATTATGTCAAGCGGTGTTAGCGGCAATCTTTTGACAATTACGGGCGGAACACTTTATACCTCAGGTGGTTTTAATTATAGAGTTTTCACAAGTAGCGGAACGCTTGGTGTTTCTGGAGGTTCAATTTCAGCTAACATTTTGGTTGTTGCTGGCGGCGGTGGTGGCGGATTAAGTCAACTCCCACCATACGGATCAACAGGTGGTGGCGGAGCAGGTGGTTGCCTAAGTTTTACAAGTCAAACAATTAGTAGTAATCAAACTATTACTATCGGCGCTGGCGGCGGTGGTGGAGCACAAGGTAGCAATTCAACTTTTGGTTCTTTAACTACCTCAGTCGGCGGCGGTAAAGGTGGAAATGGTTATACAAGTGCAACGGCTGGCGGTACAGGTGGTTCTGGTGGTGGCGGAGGAGGTGACGTAACTACCAATTTTGCGGGCGGCGCAGCTACATCAGGTCAAGGAAATGCAGGAGGAACCGGTGCTGCAAATGGCGCAGATCCTTCATCAGCAGGTGGCGGTGGTTATGGCGCAGTCGGTACAAATGGAACTGCATCATCACCATATCCAGCAGGAGCCGGTGGTGCGGGAACAAATACTGTAACTGGTATTGGTTCCATTAGCACTTGGTTAAGTGTTACCGGATTAGGTGTGAGTGGCTATATTGCTGGCGGCGGTGGTGGCGGTCTGTGGAATCTTAATACGTCAGGTTCAGGTGGTTCTGGAGGTGGCGGAGCAGGCGCTCCAACAACAAACAGTTTTGGTGTATCAGGAACGGCGAATACTGGTTCTGGCGGCGGAGGAAATGCAAAAGCATCTCCAACAGGCGGCGGAGGTTCAGGTTTTGTTATTGTTAGGTATGCAGCATGAGTCACTGGGCAGAGTTAAATAAAGATAACAAAGTCATTCGAGTTCTTGTTGGCGACAATAATGATCCAGCAAATGATGAGGGCTATTCGTGGCTGATTAATAATCTTGGTGGCACATGGATCAAGACTTCTTACAATGCAACGATTCGTGGCAAGTTCGCTGGAATTGGTGATTCATACAATCTTGATGAGGACATCTTTATTACTGCCCAACCTTTCCCATCATGGCTTCGTGTAGGTTCTTTCTGGAGTTCGCCAATTCCTTATCCAACCGATGGCAAAATTTATGAATGGAATGAAAATGATTTGAGGTGGAACGTTGTCGATTTATCCTGACGGCACTGCTGCTCGAATTATTGAAGTCGCACTAGCTGAAATCGGCACGATTGAACAGGGCGACAATCTGACAAAGTACGGCAAATTTACAAAAGCCGATGGATTGCCGTGGTGCGGTTCATTCGTGAATTGGTGTTTCGACCAGGCAAAAGTCAAGATTCCGTCAATGGTTTCAACGGCTGCTGGCGCACACAAGATGAAAGAATTGGGACGCTGGATTGACGATAAGCCACAACTGGGAGATCTATGCTTCATGGATTTTCCACACGATGGCGTGGATAGAATTAGCCACATAGGAATTGTGGTCAAGGTAGGAGCGACCAGTGTGCTCTGCATCGAGGGCAACACGTCCGGCGATGGAGATCAGCGCAACGGCGGCATGGTGATGCTCAAGCAACGCTATATCGGCAAGGAGATTGTTGGTTTCGCTCGCGCTCGCTTGACAACCTATGCAGGAGAATATCCAGTGGTTGAGCCAATCCAAAAGGTGAAGCCAAAGGAGAAGAAGAAATGAAAGATATTAAGGCGTTAGGTGCATCATGGGCAAGAAGCTCAGTGGCAGGAATGTTAGCTGTTTATCTTACGGGCAACACAAATCCAAAGGATTTAGCGATGGGGCTTGTCGCTGGTGTTATTCCAGCTCTTGCTCGATGGGCTAATCCAAAAGACGTGGCATTCGGTAGCAAGAAGTGACTGTAGGCGAATGGACGGCGGTGGGTGGGCTTGTCCTTGCGGTGCTCACTGCCATCTATTCGTCAATGAGATTCATGGTGAAGTCGATCATGCGGGAGCTGCAACCGAATGGCGGCAATTCTCTGAAAGATCAAATCTCTCGAATTGAGTTACGTCTAGATCAATTACTGCTGGAGTTAGCTCTAAAAAAATAGACACGCCGAAGCCAATCTTGAAATTGTCAGCCATCAATGTCACTCTGTATCTGGGAGCATTCGACAAGGCTCCCACGGGAGCAAAAAATGACATCAGGTGAAATTGGTTTATTCTTGTTTATGTGTCTGGCCTGTATTCTGTGGTCGATTGTGAGCTACACAATGGGCTACAAAGAAGGCCACAAGGAGGGCTATCAACGCGGTCGAGCCGTAGGCCGTCACGCATCATCTCAGGCGGTGGCAAAATGAGTTTCTTAGAAAACTACGAAGATGTAGCTACACGGATTCAGCGATTCTGGGCTACACACAAAGACGGCAAAATCCACACGTCAATCATGGACATCAATCTTGAGAAGGGCTACGTCTTAGTCGAATGCCGTGTCTATCGTCATTATGACGACCAGGAGCCAGCCGGCATTGATTACGCCTTCGGCAACGTGAACACCTACAACGTCCAGATGAAGAAATGGTTTGTTGAAGACACAGTCACATCAGCAATTGGCCGTTGCGTCGGTCTGGTACTTGGAGCCGATAAGCGGCCGACAGTGCAGAATATGCAACAGGTAGAGCGCATTGATCCAAAGATTGTGCAAGATTCTGCCGTTGCCTATGACTACTGGGCGACAAAGCATGGAGAGATTCCATCGTTTAAGACACGCGAAGAGGCAGAAGAGGCTGGCATTCCAACTCTTGGAATAGCCATTGACACCATCAAAGAAACACTAGGCGGCGTCCAAGTAGTAGCTGCTCCAATGTGCGCTCATGGTCACATGATCTGGAAAGAAGGCGTCTCAGCCAAGAATAACAAGGGCTGGGGCGGTTATATGTGCGTCGAAAAGGTAAAGGCGAAGCAGTGTCCGCCAGCTTGGTACATGCTTGGATCTGATGGACAGTGGAGGCCACAAGTATGAGCCGCGTAACTGAAATGATTGATGTGGATTTAATGATTGGCCGGACTTTGATTGATGGCAAAATAGTTGCCGAATACAAAGTAGAAAATTGCGATGACTGCAAGCGCATTGAAATGCTAGATCGTGCAGGTTATCTGCGTGCAGTCGGAGGAGAGCCGGTGTTGTGGTTCTGTAGCAAATGCAGAAAATGACAGTAACGGAGGCCGATGAGTGGGCTATTCATCGACGTGCCAGTGATGTCATATTTGCACAATCTGGCGTTTTAGGTCATGGCATTCAATACAATTCTAAACTGAATAATCATGAGAGATGCGTTGAATATGCCGAATCACTAGCTGCTGAAATGGTGGTGGCTAGATACTTCGGTCTTGATTACGACATCAGCGACAACAAAGGCAAGAGACGGGCAGATGTCGGTCAAGGTTTAGAAGTACGCTGGACTACTTACACCGGAGGCAATTTGATTGTCTATCCGTATGATCGAGATGATGATGTGGCCATTTTGGTCGTTGGCAAGTCTCCAATTTATTACATTGTGGGCTGGCTTCCAGTAGCCTTTGCTAAACGTAAGCGATTCAAGAATCCACGTCAGGACTCTTGGTGGATAGATCAAGGCAATCTCAATCCAATAGACACGCTAGTCAGGAGCGGATATGCGACTGCTGCGATTTGATTGCCATATCTGTAAAAAGCTTTATGGTGATGGGCGCAAAGAGCACCTTCTCACAAAGGGAGCAGAATTGACAATGCACGAATGGTTCGCTCAGTGCTCAGGTTGCGGCGCATTCTCAGTCAAGCTAGTCGATGATTCTCTGGTGGCTGGCATTGAATAGTCATCCACAGACTTATCCACAGGCACCTGTGGACGATGCGACACACCGACTTCAATCGTTGACAGATTGTCAGGATCCATCGCTATACTTGAAAGATAATATCTTGAAAATAAAGATAAATAAAAAGAAAATAAATATAAAATTAAAAACAAATAAAAACTTATTAGCTATTCCTATGTCAATCATGATCTTGACAATATCCACAACAACAGAGGCAAAAGCAGTGTCACAGACTGATTTGCTCAAACTTTATGCACATTCAAGGATTATCAACTACGAGCAGTTTAGCTGCTTTAATGCGTTGATTACTAAGGAAAGCAACTGGAGAGTCGATGCACGTAATGGATCACACTATGGCTTAGGCCAGATGCGAAACACCAAGTACAAAAGACTCGATGGATTCAATCAGGTTGATTGGTCGATGCGCTACATCACGAAGCGTTACGGATCTATGTGCAACGCATGGAGATTCTTCAAAGCTAATGGATTCCATTGATGCCAGCTAAGTCAGCAAGAGCCAATGGAGGCACAAGAGCCTGGTCTAAAATACGTGAACGGATACTTATTCGAGACGCCAGGTTGTGTCAGTATTGTGGCAACGATGCAACAACCGTCGATCACGTGATTCCGATAAGCAAGGGCGGAACCGATGAGCCAGATAACCTCTTAGCAGCGTGTACGAGGTGCAATTACTCGAAAGGCAACAGACAAGGCGTGTTTTTTGGTGTAGCAAGGACACCTCTGACTCTTCCTTTTCCGTTTTCACCGACACAAGAGAGCACTAGCCATGACTAAGGCCACAACAGGGCAGAATCGGGCGTTGCAGGTCGTCACAGACTTGAACAGGGTCGAACAGGGAATTAGTACCGAACCTAAGCGTCTAATCGGCTCTGGGACGCCTAGAATCTCCTCACGCTTAAATGACTTGCCGTCTAAAGGCTTGGAAATCATTGACTTTGCCAGCCAGATAGGCGTAGAGCTGATGCCGTGGCAGAAATTTGTGTTTGAACACGCCTTAAAAATAAAGGCTGACGGACGCTGGCATGCGCCTCTCGTCGTGGTCGTTGCAGCTAGGCAGAATGGCAAGTCCACAATTATGGAGATGTCAATTCTTGCCCGTCTCTTTCTGTGGCAAGAATCCTTGCAGCTTGGATCAGCGCACGTTCTGACGACATCGCTGGAGACATTTCGGCACGTGGTCAGCATTATCGAGAGCCATAAGGATTTAGCAAAGCAAGTCAAGAAGATCCGATGGGCTCACGGATCCGAGGAGATTGAATTGATGTCCGGTGCGCGATACGTAGTCAAGGCGGCCAACGCCGCAGCTCGTGGATTCGCAAAGCCGGAGACTGTTTACATGGACGAAACGCGTCAGCTCAAAGACACCGAAGCCTGGTCAGCCATGCGCTATACAATGATGGCCGCTAAAAATCCGCAGCTCTGGACGTTTTCGAATGCTGGAGACCAACATAGTTTAATTTTGAATCAACTACGCGAGCGTGGTATGGCTTCGGCTGCTGGTGGCAACGACGACATCGCTTATTTCGAATGGTCGGCATTCTCGGACAAGATTGAAGATGAAAAGAATTGGGTCGCGAGCAATCCGGCACTTGGTCACACAATTCACGAAGATAATATCCGCGCCGTTCTCAATGATCCGCCAGATGTAGTCCAGACCGAGGTGTTGTGCCGGTGGGTCAATACAATCTCCGGCGCGATTCCCGTAAAGGAATGGGAAGAGTGTGGATCTGATGAGATTGAGCTAGATGTCGAGAAGATGACGTGGTTCGGCCTTGACCTATCGCCAGATCGTAGAGATGGGGCGTTAGTAGCTGCTCAGAAAAATGCGGACGACACTTTCAACCTCAAGCTTCTGCATACCTGGCACAATCCAATCTCGCTAGACGATAAAGCCATCGCCAACGACATTGCGCCCTATGCACGCAAGTATCCGCTTGAATATGTGGCTTTTAGCAAGAGGACAAGCTCTGCGGTAGCTGCGCGACTTATGCCAGCCGGCATTCCGGTCATAGACATCGATGGCGCACTTTATGGACAAAGCTGCGATGAATTGCTAGGTGCGATTACCTCAAAGAGATTGATTCACGGGAAACAGGCAGAATTATCCAAGCAGATATTATCGGCAGTCAGATTGCCAATGGGCGATGGCGGCTGGATCATCGGTCGGCGCGCCTCAAGCGTTGCAGTGTGCGCGGCAGTGGCTTCGGCTCTGGCGACACACTTTGCGACACGCCCAGAGATGGAGATAGACATTCTGGTCGGCTAGATGTATACGCGAGGCTTAGACTTCACGCATGGGTCTATTCTCTCGCAACGTCACAACCGACACACCGGCCATGACTTACGACGTCCAAGCGTCTTTGGCTCCAGTCAATACATTGGACTCAGTGTTCAATTTCTTTGGCACTGCCGGCATTACAGCTACACGTGAAGAATTTATGAGCGTTCCAACGTGCGCTCGCGCAAGAAACATTATTTCGTCAAGCGTTGCATCGATTCCGCTTAAGGTTCGCACAAAAGCCGATGGTGCTCGCGTTGAATCACCGCCGCGCGTAATTAATCAACCGGATCCACGGATTCCAGGATCTGCCACGTATGCATTCTTGTGCGAGGACATTCTGCTGTATGGCTACGGCTATCTCAGGATTTCTGAGATTTATGCCGATACGTATCGCATTAGAAGTGCAGAACGCATATCGCCAACTCGCGTCGGCATTCGAACAAATTCTATTGGAACAGAAATTGAGTATTACACAGTCGATGCTTATCGTGTGCCAGATACTGGCGTCGGTGCTCTTGCAGTGTTTTACGGAAACGATGAAGGCATATTGCATCGCGCAGGTCGCACAATTAAAGCCGGTGCAGAGCTAGAACGCGCGGCAACAATGTACGCGCGCGAACCAGTGCCAACAATGGTCTTGAAATCTAACGGAACGGCGTTGCCAGCAGATCGCATCGCAAAGCTTCTTGAATCTTGGGGCAGTGCCAGACGCAATCGCGGAACAGCATTTCTCAACGCAGATGTGACTCTTGAGACTCTTGGCTTTGATCCAGAGAAGCTGCAACTCAATCAAGCTAGATCTTACGTCGCAACCGAATTGGCAAGAGCTTGCGGCATTCCGGCTTATTACGTCGATGCAGAATCAGGCTCGAGTATGACGTATTCCAATGCGACTTTGGCACGTCAATCTTTGCTGGACTTTTCTTTGAGATCCGTAATGACCAGCATCGAAGAGCGTCTATCAATGACAGGCATGGCAAACGATTTTGTGCCAGCATCGCAAGAAGTCAAATTTGATTTAGACGATTACTTGCGCGGATCAGCAAAAGAGCGCGCAGACGTTTACAAGATTCTCTACGACATTGGGGCTTTGACCTCCGATGAAATCCGAATAGAAGAGGAAATGATCCGATGAAAGAAACAAAACCAACTCCCATCAATCTTGATTTTTCAATCAAGGTTACGGCCACAGACTTTCCAAAGCGCGAAATCTCTGGTCGCATTGTTACCTGGAACGAAGAAGGCGCAACATCAGCCGGCTCAACAATGTTTCAGCCTGGCTCTATAACTTTTGGTAATACAACCAAATTGTTACTTGAGCATCGCCGTGAATCGCCAATTGGATTCCTAAAAAGCTACAAAGTCACCGATTCAGGTATTGATGCGACGTTTTCTATCGGCAATACGACCGCAGGATCTGACAGTTTGGTAGAGGCATCTTCCGGATTACGCGACGGATTCAGTGTGGGCGTAATTGCTGAAAAGTATAAGAATGTCGATGGTGTTCTTGTCGTGAGTGCGAGTGCTCTCAAAGAAGTTTCTTTAGTCACAGATCCGGCAATAGCCAGCGCAAAAGTCAGCATCGCGGCAAACCTAGAAGATAATTCTACATCGCAGCCTGAAAAGGTTGCAGAAGTAGAGAAAGAAAATCCAACTACTGAAGGAGAAACGCAAGTGGAAGAAAATACAACCGTTCCAGAAGCATCAGCCGAAACGGTTGAGGCTTCCCAAGCTGTGAATGCAAGTGCTCCACGTCCAGTTTATTACGCGAAGCCACGTTCACCAATTAACTCACAGGCAACATATTTAGAGCACACAATTCGTGCAAGCATTCGTCCAAATTCTGATTCTGCACTTTGGGTTCGTGCAGCCGATGATTCAATGGCAACTGAAGTCGGATTTAATCCAACACGTCAGCTGACCGAAGTAATTAACGGACTGACTAACTACACACGAAGCAACATTGATGCGATTCGGACATTTGCACTTCCTGATGCTGGCATGAGCTTTGAGATTCCTAAAATCACAGCCGTTCCAACAGTGGCAGCAACAGCAGAAGAAGCTGCACCATCTGAAACAGCTACAACAGCTTCATATATCACTGGAACAGTGAGCAAGTACGCTGGGCAAAATACTCTCAGTGTTGAGCTCATAGATAGAAGTAGCCCCGCATTCTTCGAAGAGCTCCTTCGTTTAATGGCCGGAGCTTATGCAAAGGCAACAGACACAGCAGTAAACGCTGGTCTAATCACAGCCGCAGCTCTTGATGGAACAACAGTGGCTACATATCCAACAGCTTCCGAGCTTCTTGGTTTTGTCTCTCGTGGAGCTGCTGCTGTTTATGCAGGAACTCAAGGATTTGCTAAGAACATCATCGCTAATACCTCACAGTGGGCGAATTTAATGACACTAAACGTCAGTGGCGCACCGCTTTACAACGTCGCAGCCGGACAGACAAATACAACTGGCGGCGTTGTAAATCCATCATCAGTGCGCGGAATCGTCGCTGGCTTAGATCTTTATGTCACAGCCAACACAGCTTCACTTACTGACACAGATGGATCAATGCTTATCGTTAATCCAGATGCATTCGGCTGGTATGAGAGCCCAACGCTTCGCTTGACTTCTAACCAGATCCAAACTGGTCAGGTGGAGGTTATGTATTATGGTTACGGAAGTTTCGTGAGCAAAGTGGGCGCGGGCGCATTCAAAATAAATAAGGCATAGTCACAAAATAATCATGGGCTAGGTGCGCTCCCGTATCTAGCCCAGCAGAGTACGAAAGGAAGAAGAGATGGCATCACCGCAGATCGTCACGGCCGCGCAACTGCGAACCGTTCTTGGCGTCTCTTCTTCCTTGTATTCTGATGCTTATCTTGAAGGAATTATTGTCAGTGCGGAACAAGTCATTCTTCCGCTTCTTACAGCTAATCAAGCCGCTATTGCAGAAGTGTATTTGACTTCTAACGTCGCTTATTATGTAACTCAACGTCCACACTATTTTGTGGCTGGTCAGAGCGTTGTGGTGACTGGCGTTGTTCCGTCAGCAGCTTTTAATGGCACAATCACAATCACGGATTCAATTACTAATCCATACATTTTCTCCGCCGCCAAAACAAATGCAGACATTACAATTCGCGGCGTGATTCCGGCTGGCGTGGCTTACTTATCCGGAGCCAACGCCGGCACTCTTTACGCATCAACCGAAGCTGTTGAGCAAGCAATTCTTATCGTGAGTGTTGAGATTTTCCAGAGCGTGGTCGCTCCAGGCGGACAGATTGAAGGCGTGGATTTTCAGCCATCGCCATATAAAATGGGTCGGTCACTCCAAAATCGTGTCATAGGGCTCTTAGGTAATTACGTTGATGTTGAAAATATGGCGATGTAATGCCTACACCGACATCAATCGCGACCGATGTTCGCGGCACTCTTGCCACAGCTCTTGCTGGCGTTGTTGCTTCCGTTTATTCATCGCCTCCAGAAGCAGTGATTCCGCCGGCTTGCGTAATCGTTCCTGATTCGCCCTATTTGGAAACGACAACAATCGGCAAATCTGCGGTGCGCGTGAAAATCAACTTTGTGGTCACTGCGGCCGTTGCATATAACAACACGGCCGGAGCACTTGACAATCTTGAGCAGCTTATTATCAGCATCATCGCAGCGATGCCTGGAGGATACGAAGTCGGAGACGTGCAACGTCCGACAATCCAACAGGTCGGCGCGACCAACCTACTAGTGGCGGATCTCGCGGTCAGCACTTACTACACACAACAGACAATCTAAGGAGATAGACAAATGCCAACAACTATCGTCACCGGTCGCGACATAACGTTCACCCTTGCGACTACTAACTACGATGCTCAGACAACTTCGGTCACTCTGGTCAATGCGCCAGTAATTACTACTTATCAGACACTTGATGGCAAGGCTTACAAGCACATCGATGACCAATGGACTCTCAACATCTCACTTCTTGCAGACTGGGGCGCAACTTCATCACTCTTTGAAGCGATGTGGACTGCGTTCACTTCTGCTCCAAATACTGCTCTGGCTTTTACTTTAATTTCAGCAACCGGCGCATCATTCGCTGGCACAGTCTTTCCAGTGGCTCCAACTGCTGGCGGCGCTGCTCCAGATGCACAGACTGACACCTGGGCGATGCTCTGCGCGACAACTCCAGTCATAACAATCACCTGATCCAACTCATAGAAACGGGAGCACGAAATGCGACTACCAATCACAATCGAATACACAAATGGCGAGTTCGGGACATATACCGCACAACCGCCAGAGTGGGCTAAATGGGAACAAAAGACAGGCAGCACAATTTCGCAAGCGCAGGAGAAGATTGGAATCTCTGATCTTCTCTTCCTTGCGTGGAATGCGATGAAGCGCGAAGCCGGTGGTAAGCCAATCAAAGGTTATGAAGTCTGGTGTGAAACAGTGGCCGACGTGACAGTCGGTGACGTTCTCCCAAAAGTTACGCCGCCGGAAGCGTAAATCGCATACTCGTCGAGTTAGCAATAGCGACGGGAATTCCGATGAGCGAATGGACGACGGCGGAGCAGATTTACACGGCTTTCGAGATACTGGAGAAACAGAATGAGCGACAACGTTGAGATTGCTTACAATAAGCAAGATCTTCGCGCCATTACTTCGGCATTCAAGGCGATGGATTCAGAAGCGACCGATGCAGCTAAAAGAGAATCATCGGCGCTGGCTGAATTCGCTCAAGGCAAGATTCAAGCCAAATCAGTTTCAAGAGGCGTGGCAGCCGAAAGAATTGCCAGTGGCTCCCGTGTTTCTAAATCTTCAAAAATTGGCGAACTTTCTTTCGGCTTCGTAAGCCAAAAATTCTCCGGCGGTGGAACGACAAAAGATCTCTGGGGCGGTAACGAATTCGGATCTAATAAATTCAAACAGTTTCCAATCTGGTCAGGTCGTTCTGGTCGTGGATCTAAAGGCTGGTTTATTTATCCGACACTCCGCGAAATCCAGCCGGAAATCATCGCCAAGTGGGAAAATGCTTTCGACCGAATCTTGAAGGAGTGGTAAATGGCCGGACAATCGCGCACACTCAAACTCTCGATTCTTGCTGATGTAGATCAACTCAAGAAATCGCTGGCTCAGGCCAATGGAGACGTTGATGA